CAACTAGGCTCGGTTTCCTAGCCATGGAGTTGTGCCGAAACCTGTTCGGCGTTGAAGACCTGAATTACCAGACTGGGGCTGTAGACGGGTACTGGCATGACCGCCCTGTGGAGATTAAGGGCGCTAGGATTGAGCGAGACCCCACGTTCGGTCACTACCGCTGGAGGTTTCGCCTGCACCATCGCCAGTACAGCAAGCTGGTAGACCATGTCTTCCTTGTCGGCTTTGACCACGGAGAACGTCCTTTAATCGTGTGGCGGTTTGACAAGCAGGACATCGGCTCGCTGTTTGATTCCAGGGACAGCATCTCTATCGCCGCCCACGCTCCGTTGCTAAGCAAGCCATACCCATACGTGTACAACGAGGTGTGGAAGGCTCCGCTGACTTACACCGAGGTGTACGACATCTTGAACGGCGTCACCAGAGTGCCTTACCGCTCACTAGAACACGCTCTGAAGAGCAAGAAGGCTAAGGAGTCGGAGGTGGATAATGGAACTGAGGACCGTTAGTGTCAACGACATTGCCCGCAACCCGTGGAACCCTCACTTTGCCGACAACGAAGAGCTTGACCGCATCTTGAACAGCATCAAGACGTTTGGCATGGTTGACCCGGTTACGGTTGTGGAGTGGGACAGGCCGGTACGCTGGCTTGGTAAGGAGACAGAACCCACCGCCAAGTACTTGCTTGTGGACGGGGAACAGCGCTACACCGCAATCTCTAAAGGCGTGAAGCGCAAAGAACTCCCTGACCAAGTGCTGGTGTTGGTGCTGGGCAAACTCTCCGAGTTTGAGGAAGTGGAGCTTGCCGAGCTTGGCGAACGCTTAAACCACGCTCGCGGTACCGGCGAACGGGCTGACATGACCGGCCACATCGCCAAGGCCATCATGGAGCGCAAAAAAGTCAGCCTGGACGAACTGGCTAAGCTTCTCGGCAAGCCGAAACCCTTCCTGGAGGAAGCCGTCAAGGTTACCGACACTCGCTACAAGATGGTGCCGGTACGCCCTCAGGTCAACAACGAACGAAATGACGTGGAGTTCCGCCTTATCTTCCCCAACGAAGACGCCTACGAGGAGTTCAACGAACTGGTAGGCAAGGTGTTGGGCATGCTGCAGGACGAGGGCTATGAACTCCCTGAGACTCGCCGGTACCGCCGCACCTTCGCCATTGCTGAAGCTTTGCGCCGATTTGTGGAGTTTGGACAATGACTACGCTCAGACGCTACATTCAGCGAGTAGCCGCTAGCGATTCAGAGGCCGCGCTCTTGGAGCGTATGGCCATCTACATGGTCCTAGGCTATCGGGACAAAGAGATATACCGCTATCTTCGAGACACTGACGGTTACAACTTAACCTGGGAGGAGTTTCGTCAGTACTTTGACAAGCTCCACAGCGTCCAAGCGGCTATCGGAGCCGAAGTGCTGCAGGATGAGGTGTCTGGCTACTTGCTCTCCATAACCTACATGGAAGAGCGGCTTAACGACATCCTGCAGACCATGCTCAACAACTACGCCAGGCTCATGTCTGGACAGATGTACGACGAGGACGGTAACCGTATCCCGCCGGTACAGGCTAAGGACATCGTCAACCTGGCTGGAGCCCTGCAAAGACTCAAGGCTTCCAAAATCGCCTTGCTGCGGGAGACGCTAACCAACAAGAGCAAGGTACCGTCTTTGCCTTCCCAATCGCAGGTGGTGCTTGAAGCTGACTTTGTTGACGTGCTGGATGAAACAGAGCGTACAAAAAACTAGGGCTTTTATGCTATAATAGGGCTAGCTGACAGCTAGGGTCAGCCGCGTTTATGGTGGCCAAGTACGCAGTACTTGGACACTAACGTTTGTTAGTGGCCGGGCGGTAGGGCGTATGGGATTTATGTGCCCTTGGGGGGGGGCCGTCCGGCCTTTTATTCCCCCGATTGTGGAGCGACATGGGCATTCGCAAGTACGCGCCTAGCCAACGCTTCTTTGACCTGCTTGGATACCGGCCGTATCCGTACCAAGCAGACATTCACAGCTCTCGCGCCCAGCATCGCGTGGTCGTGGTGGGTAGGCAGTCGGGTAAGTCCATGCTGGCTGCTGTGGAAGCCACGTTTGAACTGCTCTTCAACAAGACTTCTTGGGGATGGGTAGTGGCGCCGGTGTACCAGCAGGCCAGCATCATCTTTGACCGGGTAACCGACATGGTTTACCTGGCTGACAGCAAGCTCCCCGGCACTCGCGAAATCCGGGTTTCTCGCCGCAACATGACCATCGAGGTTCGCCATTTTGACCAGCAGGGTAAGTTCCTTGGCCGTAGCCGCTTTCAGGGTAAGACCAGCGAGAACCCGGATAACCTGCGCGGAGCGAGCTTGAACTACCTGATTGTGGACGAGGCGGCGATGGTGGACTCGCAAGTCATCTTTGAGTCCTTGATGCCTACCCTGACCACGACTAACGGCTGGACCCTCTTCATCAGTACCCCAAAGGGCTACAACTGGTTCTACGACATGTTCCAGCACGCCCTTTCGTATCGTCATCACGAAGACTACCCTTACCTGACGCAGTATGCCGCTTGGCAGCTACCGACCTGGGACGCTAACCCCACTATTCCTGAGTCCTTCTTTGAGCAGCAACGCCTCATCATGCCCGAGCGGGTGTACCGTCAAGAGTACGGCGCTGAGTTTCTGGCAGATTCCGGTAGTGTTTTCCAGCGTCTTGAGGAATGCCCTAAGCTTAAGCCGCTCCGCGGCTCTTCAACGGAACTCCTGCTCAAGCATCCCGTGCCGTACCATCGCTACGTCATTGGCGCAGACTTTGCTCGCCTTGACGACTTCTCGGTGTTCACTGTGGTGGACGTGGACACCCGCGAGGTGGTGCGCGTCTTGAGGATGAACACCGTCTCGTGGGAACGCCAGTTGGAGGAACTGGCTAAGCTGTACCGCGAGTACCCTGGCGCTTTTGTGGCGGTAGACGCTCGTGGTGTGGGGGACCCGTTAGTGGAGGCTTTAGCCTCAAGGGGCATCCCTGTTAGCCCTATCCAGCTGTCTACCGCCTCCATTAAGGAGCAGCTAATCAACAAGCTGGCTCTCGCTATTGAACACGGGCGCATTACCCTGCCCGACGACTACGAGTACCTGCAGGAGTTCCGCGACTTCGTGTACGAGCGCACGGCAGCTGGCGGCTTAAGGATGCGCGCCGCCGGCCGTGGTAAGGATGACCGCGTACTGTCCTTGGCCATCGCTTGGTGGTTTGTTCCGGAAGAAGGCGTAGGCCATGTCCTAGTGCCCGATAACTTCGCCATTGAGCTAGACGAAATCCAAGACACCATGGGCGATGAGGCGCTGGAGGACATGGACGCCCTACCTGTGTAGGAGGTGTGATGCACATACGAGATGCCCCCAAGCTCATCCTGGGAGCCTTTGGGCTCCTACGTAATGGTGACACGCAGCACGCTGTGCCCACCGACGAGTCTGCTCCGCTTGACGAGTCAGACTTGAACAAGCTCACGGGCAATCAGCGTGTACCGTTGCTCTCCTTGGACCTGGAAGACGAGCAAGGCCAGCTTTTGGTCCAGGCCAACGAGCTTACCGACCTGGACATGTCCAGGGAGGAGTGGCTTCGAGAGTTTCATCAAATGCGCCTGGACGACTCGGTGCAGGACGCGTTGAATATCCTGACCACGGCTCTCCACAACTTTAAGTACTACGTGCTGCCGGCCAGCGACGACGCCAAGGACGTCAAGGTAGCCGCGTTTATTGCTGACCAGCTTGGCATAGGGCGGCCTAGCTTCAGCAAATACGCGCATTTCCGCGTGCTTCTGAAGACCTACGAGCTAGCCCTCATCTACGGCTACTCGGCGGTGGAGATAGTTACCGACACCGAAGGTGGCTTAGCCAAGCTGGTGCCCATTCACCCGTTCCACATCGTAGACATTGAGCGGGACAAGAAGGGCGGGCCTAAGAACCTGATTGTGCGGGGTACCGTCAAGGCCGGTACCGCCCAGGTCTCTGAGTACAAGGAAGTCAAGGTGCCGTTTGTCAAGGTGGTGTACTTCGCCCACGACGACGACGGCAACCTGGACGGTAGGAGCCTGCTCAGGGCGGCTTACGTGCCTTGGCGCATCAAGCGGGCTATGCTCCGCCTGGTCAATGCCGGGTATGAGCGCTTTCTGCTGGGTATTCCCGTGCTCAAGGCCCTTGCTGCCAAGCCGCGGAGCGGCGTGGCCTTGCCTGAAGGCTGGCAGCTGGAGATTTACACCGTTAACTCCCAGATGCCTGACGCCTTGCCTTACATCATTAGGCAGGACGTGGCCATTAAGCGGGCTATGGGCGTTTCTATGGCCTCCTTGGGCCTAGACACCACTGCGAACTACAAGCAGGCTGACCAGCTAGGCAAGGTGTCCAGGGAGATGGCCCTCAGGCTGGCCAGGGAGTTCATGGACTACGTAAATCTGTATCTGGTCAACCGGCTAGTCTTCTTGAACTTCCCCAACCTGACCCGGTACCCCTACCTGGGCTTGGTGAGTTCGGCGCAAGCCGACCCAGCCAGCGTGCTGAACGCGTTCGCTCAGATGCTGTCCGCCGCGGCTGGTGCTGGCGGCTTCAACGAGGAGACGTACAACCGCATCGCTGAGTTGGCTCCTAGGGCCATTAGGGACTTGATGGGCTTTGAGGAGGACAGACTCTTGCGCTTAGTAGAAGCGGCGAGGAGGAGTGTGCGATGAGTGATAAGGCTGATAAGACGCTGCTCCTTTTCAGCGAGCAGGGCGAGGTTACTGCCCCGCTGAACTTCGAGGAAGACCCTGACGTACCGCCTAACTTCTCCGGCAACAAGGTGTCTAAGCCGATTCCCATCCTGGTGGAAGGCACCTTTTATGGGTACACGCCTTCCGGGCGTGTGGTGGAGGTTAAGTACGACAAGGCCTTCCTTGAGGCGGTGGTCAAGAACACCAAGCGGGACGTGGCGATGAACTACGAGCACATTCGCTACGGTCCCAACACCGTCGGATGGGTGAGGACGAAGAACGGGAAGTTTTACGTGGACAAGCTTCCCGACGGTAAGTACGCCTTGTTCGCACAACTGGAGGTTACTCCAGAGGCTTACGAGCACATCATTTCTGGACGGTACCGGGACATTTCTGTGGAGATTGACCGAGGCAAGAAGCGCTTGGTTGGGTTAGCGCTGACCAACTACCCGGCTGTGGACGGGATTCATCAGTTTTCTTTGCCAGAGGACGAGGTGGAGGTAGACATGGAGGAGACCAAGGTGAAGGACGTGAACGAGGTTGAGGTGCGCTTCTCCGAACAGCTGAGCGCTTTGCAGGCGAAGCTGGCCGAGCTTGAGGCCAAGCTGGCGGAGGAGCGCCGCAGGGCTGAGAGGGCTGAGCGCCTGCTCCAGTTCTCCGAGAAGCTGGAGCGCTACAAGGGGCGCATTCCCGCTGGCGTGAAGCCCGTGCTGGTGGAGCTGTACCTCTTCGCCGCGACCCACGACCAGGAGGTGGTGCAGTTTTCCGACGCCGCTGGTGAGCAGGTCAAGGCTACGCCTGTCGAGCTTATTGACATGCTCCTGGAGGGACTGGCTACGGTCAACTTCTCTGAGCAGCTGGTGAACGAGGGTACTCCCGCTGAGACTCCCGATTTTGACCCCAACTACGTGGAGGCAGTTAAGTCCATTGCCCAGAAGCGTCTCTAAGCGAGGTGAAGCATGGCTAAGTTTACCGGATTCCAGAGGGTTTTTGGTGTCGGGCAGAAGTTCCACGACTCCATTGAGGGCCTGCTTCGGCAGCCGCTGGTGATTTCTGGCCGGATGCCTGACGGGATTGTCGGCCGGCGTGGGCGGCCTGTCGTCTACGATGCGGCTACCGGCCGGTTTAAGCCCGTCGTGCTGGCCAGGGTGGTGTCTGTCGTCGACGCGGCCACCAAGAAGGTCAAGCTTTCTGCTTACGACGGCCTGATTGCCGGGCAGACCTACAAGCTCATACTTCGCGACGGCAGCACCGCTGACGCTACCGTCACCGAGGTTGTGGCGCCCGCTTATGACCCTATCTCCACGCTGCAAACCAACCAGGACTACGTGGCCTTGAACACCACCGCTGACCTTGCTCAGGTGGCGTACATCGCTCCTGCTACCTTTGACCCCACCACCAAGGCTGACGGGTTTGTGTACGAGGACTCCGACTCCGAGACGGTGGGCGTGGCGGTTGTGCTTGAGGGGGCCAAGTTGGAGCATCTGCTTGGCGTGGAGTTGTTCGGCTTTGGCGCTAAGGTGATTGACGGTCTGGTGTTCTTCTACACCGCTTAGTGGGCGAGGTGAAGCATGGCTATTTTTGAACTGAACGCTGGTTCTGACCTTCGGTTCCCTACCAGGAAGGAAGTCGAGCGCATCATCCAGGACCTGGACACCGAGTACTTCGGTTGGGCCGACACCAGCCAGTACAAGCTGGCTTCCAGGTTTTTCCCCATCAACGCTACCACGGCCACCGAGCTTGAGATGTACGTGGTCAAGCACCCGCACAAGTACGGGATGACCTACTTCCACGCTCCTGGCACTGAGCCCAGGACCTGGAGCAAGGAAGAGGCCTACGAGGTCTACAAGGCCTCCTTCAAGGGCGCTCACTTCAAGGAGGGCGTGTACTGGGGCGAGGTGGAACTGACCAACCTTGCCTCTGTCGCTCCCGGTCTCCGCACCGTGCGCATCCAGGAGCAGGTGGCCGAGGCTCTGGCCGATATGGCCGAGCGTCGCAAGCGCCGCATCGAGTGGATGGTGGCGCAGATTCTCACCACCGGCAGGTTGGTGGTTACCCGCGCTTTGCCCGATAACCCTGAGGGCATTGAGTTCACGGTGGACTACCGTCTGGACAACCCTCAAATCACCCTCACCCACAAGTTTGACGAGAAGGACGCAGACGGTAAGTCTCTGGTTGACCCCATCAAGTTCTTCATAGACCTCCGCTACGCCGCCCTCAACGACATGACCGTGGGGCCTGGCAAGTACCTGCCCTCTGAGCTTATCGTCACCTCCAACTTCGTGCGGGTGCTGCGGGAGAACACCAAGTTCTGGGAGGCCTGGTACGGCTTCAACAACCGAGACCTCACCAAGGAAGTTACCCCCATCTACTTCTACCCTGACGAGTACATTCTCGATGCCTTCTCCCGCATGACCGGGCTGAAGGTTACCGTGTACGACCAGGGCTACCTGGACAAGGACGGTACCTTCCACAAGTTCATCCCCGACAACAAGGCCGTGCTCATCTACAGCGGTCCTGGCAAGTTCGGCGAGTTCACCATGACCGCTCACGTGCACACCACCGGGGATAGGCTCGCCGTCGGTACTGGCCCTTATGTGTTGGTGGATGACGGCCGCCGCAAGCCCAACCCCTACTACGCCATCTTCCACGGCTTCCATGGTCTGCCCAGGCTCCTGGACTACGACCCCAAGACCACGGCCAACCACCGCATCAAGTTCTTTGAGTACGCTAGCTAGTAGCGGAGAGCACCGGGGTGGGATTTAACCCACCCCGGTCTCCTAACGCAAGGTTAGTGTCCAAGTGTCTGTACTCGCGCACAGACACTTGTCCACATTGGAGGAAGGCATGCGGTTGAGGGTGACTAGCATCGTCTACATTGACCGCCTTTACTTGCCCGGTGAATATGTGCGGGTAGACAAGGCCTTGGCCGACAAGCTTGTGAGCCTGCGGGTTGCTGAACCCGCTGTCGAGCCCAAGGCTACTAAGCCTGTACCGGCTGAGGCACTTGAAGTGTCCCAGGAGCAAGCGGCGGAGCCGCAAGCTAAGCCTCGCCGCCGCAAGGAGTGAGATATGCTTGACCCCGACGCCTTTGTTCCCTATGTGTGGCAACACATGCCTCCGGAGGTAGCTAAGCCGGAAAGCGTTACCACAGACGGGCGTGCTGGGGTAACCATAACTACTTACAGGCAGCTTGCGCTGTACGCCTTCTCTCAGGCAGACCAACACCTGCGGGTGCGCTTTAACATTCCTTTACCAGACACGGTGCCTGACGGCAGTACCCTACAGTTTGCCCTGTCGCAGCTGATAGCGGCGTATATCCTGCGCCGCTTCGCCGCCTACCAGGCGTTGGCTAAGGACATGTTTGCCAACGCCTTCGCCACGCTGGACGAGTGGGCGGTACAAGTTCTGCAGGAACGGGACGCGGTAGCTGGCCCCACCTTTGTGGAGGACGAGTTTCTAGCGGAGTTTCCTGAACTATGAACGTATCTCGACGTGGTCAGGCGGAGATAAAGCGCATCCTGCTCACCTCGGCTAAAGGCGCTGCTGGCATGGCCATGCAGGCCTTGCTGGAGTCTTTGGGCGAAGCCATCGCTCAAGGGCTTGACAACGTGGCTTTTCGCGCCACGTCAACGGCCAGGGTGCAGGAGAAAGTGCGCACTACGGCCGAACGCCACCTGGCTACACGCGTTAAGAAGGTGTTCTCTGAGCGCTTGCGTGAGGTGGCCTCGCAGACTTTGCTAGAACCTAGCGCGTTTGCCGCTGAGGAACGCCAGCGCCTGAACCCGCTCTTGAACGCGCTGAAGCGTCCTCTCAAGCCTAGCTCTGTAAAGGTTCGCGAGTGGGCCAGGAGGAAGTACGGCAGCTACCGCATATACCGTTGGGGTAGGCTTGATGGTAGAAAAGCGGTGGACCTGAACAGGTCTAGCTACGGCGTCGACACCGGAAGCTTAGCCAGAATCCTTGGCTCTTCGCGGTATACTAGTGTAAAGGCGGAGAAGGTTAGGCTAGAAGGCTGGAGGGGCGGCATCCAACACGGCATTGACCGGCCTATGGCTAGGAAGCTTATGGCCGGTATGCGTAGCGGCGATATTGTCGCTAACAAAGCGCTGCTTGTAGGTTTGCTGCGCAAGGAGCAGGCGCAGCTTTACGTCAGTTACCGCTGGATAGTGAAGGGCGCTTCGTTTGCTCCGGCTTACTACCAGATATTTGCCAAGCAGCCTAGGTTGAACATTCTGGAGAACAAGGGCGTGGCCGCTGTAGCCCTGTTCCGTGCTTTGCAGTCTAAGGGGGCGCTGAATGAGAAACCGCGAACGTGAGTTTGTTGACGCGCTGGTAACGTGGCTCCGCGGTCAAACCTTTCTGTTATACGACGGTACCGCCCTAGGCTTCACCGTGGTCACGGTTGGCCGCTACCCCGAACGCGCTCCTGGGTTCCCCGTGGCCGTGGTGGTGCCGCTAGGCCCTGTGTGGGAAAACGTGGTGCTGGGCGCTGGAAGCCGCCTTGACCGCGTGGCTCGCAAGGTGCAGGTGGCTATAGAAGTCCACTACGAGCATGTGGACCCCGAGATTGGGCTGTACCACATGTCCGACATCTTTAACCAGCTGGTAGAAGGACTCTTGCAGCGTCCTAGGGTGTTGGACGAGGTGATGCTTCGGGTAGTGGACACCGATTACAGCTACGCCATTCAGGACAAGACCGCTCAGGACCAGGAGATTCCTGACCTTATCCCCGACTGGGGCTACAAGGGCGTTGGGGTTGTGGTGCTAGAGGCGGAATGGAGGTGAGCATGGTCAAGGTTCGGTATATCGGTCCTCTTGAAGAGATTGCGCTTTTGGGCCTCTCGGCTCCGTACCGTATGCGCCGAGGAGAGCCTGTGCTGATGCTTGAGGAGGACGCGGAGAGGCTTTTGGAAGACCCGGCTTTTGAGCTTGTGGACGACGAGGAATCTGACGAGGAGGTTGGCTAATGGCGCGCGGCATTGATTCTGTTGTGGTCTTGAAGCAGCAGACGGCTCAGGGCACTCCGGCTACGCTTTCTGCCAGCGACTACGCGCTTCCTATTCGCAGTGAGAGCCTGCAGGCTAGGCCTACCATCTACGGTTCCGAGGCCTTGCGCAAGCAGGCCCTGCGGGACCGTAAGCTGGCTAGGCTCGGTACGCTGGATGTTGGCGGTAGCCTGGAGGTGGAGGCCACCAACCACGGGTTGCACATCATCTTGCCGCTGGTGTTTGGGCAGGTTAGCAACCTGACTACGGTTGGTTCTGATACGGGCGTTACTTGGTCGGGCAATAACTACGGCAGGCGGTATCAGCTTTCCACCGTTGACCTGCCCTACGCCACGGTGGCCGTTTACGATGGTCAGGTGCGCAGGCTCTTCACCGACATGAAGGTGTCCCGTTTGAGCCTGCGGGCTGACATCAACCAGTTGGCCCTGCTTACTCTTGACCTGGTGGGCATCCAGGCCAGTGTGGACGGTACCGCTGTCGTGGCGACGGTGCCGGCTTCGGAGTACGGGCTCTACTTTGAGCACGCTGATGTCCTTATCGGCGATGCGGGCGGTAGCTTGACCAGCGTGCCGGTGCGCTCCTTTAGCCTGGACATTAACACTAACCCCGACACCGACCGGTATCGGCTTGGTAGCCGCTTCCGCCGGGCTGTACCCACGGGGCGGTTTGACATCACTGGCAGCGTCGAACTGGACGCCAACAGCTTCCCTGGTGACCCGCAGAAGTTCTACACCGCCGTCCTTAACGGCCAGTTCTTGCAGCTGAGGTTGGTGTTCTCCGACCCCACCAACACGGTGAGCTACACCGCCGGGAGCAACAACAGGACCACCAACTCTCAGTTCATCGTGAACATTCCCTTCGCGCTTATTGAGTGGCCCAACCACAACATCAATGGCCCTGACATCATTACCGGCGCCGTGAACTTCACCGCTTACGCTGACGGTAACACGGGCGTTTCTATCGACCACATCTACAAGCTCTAAGCTTGACCTAAACGGGGGTACAGGCCAAACATCGGCTTGTGCCCCCGTTTTCTTTTTGGAGGTAGCGTGCGGCTAGGAGACATTTACGGCATCCCGGTAGAGCAGGAGTTTCCTTTCGCCACCCTAAAGTTCTCGCCTATCAACATTGACTACTGGATTCGCCTAGAGCGAGACTACAAGCGCTCGCTTGACGACTTCTCTTCCATTAGCCCCGATAACCTCATTCAGACGCTTGACGTCGTTTTGGCCATGTTGCACTGCGCTACCTACCCGTATGTGCAGGACGAATACACCCGCGAAGCTTGGGCAGACGTCCTTGCCACTTACGCGGTAGCGTATCCGGTGCTGATTGAATGGTTCTTGAAGTATGTCAACGACAGCTTGGTAGACCCAAGCAAAAAGCCTAAGCAGGGGGTGAAGCGCCCAAAATCCTAAACCCCCGCACTGGAGAAGCTGAGGAGGTGAAGGGCTTCTCTTGGGAGTTTCTTCTTGACCTGGTAGTCCTCACAGGCCTGCCTCCAGAGTCAGTGCGGGGGATGACAGTACGCGCGGTGTTGACATTGCTTGAGAAGAAGCTGGAACTGGAGAAGGCGCGTATGGAGGCGATGACGGCTTCTCTTGGCATGCAGGCTATGCCTTTGAGCGGGAGGTAAGCCATGGCGGATGTGCGTGTGGATGTGGAGCTAACCACTAGCCTAAAGGGGGTGCAAACCGAGCTTGCTAAGGTACTTAGGCCCATTGAGCAGCTTCTGCAGAAGCTTAGCGGTAACGCTACGCTTGACCTGCAGTTGACCAAGCAGGGCGCTGGTCTGGTCTCTAAGCAGCTAGAGGAGTTTGCCTCTAAAGCCGGTATTGACCCAAAGGAAGCTAAGAAGCTTGGAGAGGCCTTTCGGGTTTTTGTAGCTGACATTGACCGCTACTTGCGCAGCGTGCGTCGTGGCGAGTTGGAAGAAGCCGGTAGGCGCCTTGACTCGGCCATGAAAAGTCTGCAAACTTTCACCGAGGGCATTGCAGCGTGGGATGAAAAGCTCAAAGGCGTTGCCTTACCTGCCCTCAGGCTGGTTACCAAGCGTGGGGGTAAGGCTGCCATTGACCCTAACAAAATCGTCAAGGCGGTAGAGGCGATAGAGGCTGATTTAGGCCGTTTTTTCACCGACCGCGCCAAGAAAGAGGCGCAGGAGCTTAGGAAGCATCTGTACTTGCAGCTGCAGAGCATTAAACACGACGCTAGCGAGGGCAGGCTTGAGGAAGCTAAGCAAACCTTAGAAGACCTCTACAAGGAACTGAAGACTTCTGGCGCGCTGCCTGACCCCCGCACGCTTAAAGACATCCAGAAGGTACTCCGTGATTTGCGCAAACAGGTTAACGACCTAGTCGCGAGGACCGCGGATGAGGTTCAAAGGCTGGCTAAGGAGTACCTGGTTAGCTCCGCGCTACCTAAGCTCGCTCCCGGTGTTGACCCTGACGCGTTGTTCCGCGCGTACAGTTACTTGGGCGGTTCTAGACAAGCTTTGCTAGACGCTTTTTACAGCGCCCTGATAAAGCAAGACCCGTTTGGCAACATGGCTGTTGGCCAAACCGCTAAGGGCCTACAAAAGACCGTGTCTTGGCTGGTGGGCAACATAGAGCAAGAAATGGTGCTTGGCCTAATGTCGTCTGAGTACGGCAGGAACCTGATTGCCGCTAAAGGTCAACAAGCTTTCTTGGAGCAGCTAGCCGCCGCGTATGGCCTACTGTCTAGCCAACTTTTGTACGCTAAGCCTGAGGAGCTAAGGCGTACCGCTGATATGTTCCTCAAAGATGCTAAGGCCGCTAAAGCCAAGTTCAATATCGCTCTAGAGGATGTTCGCGGTATCGGCATAGCCTTGAAAGCCGTAGCCGACCACTTGCAAACGTACTCTGTCATGGAAAAGTTAGCTTTACACACCTACAGCAACCTCCTAAACGAAAGGGCAGAAGGTAACCCGCTCACGGGCGCGTACAGGTACGGCCGTCAGCAAGCTTTAGATGCCCGACACGAGGACTATTTGCGCGCTTTTCTTCCCGGGCTGTACAAACGCTATCAGCAACTGCGCGACCAAGGGGACCCTCGAGCCTTAACGTTCCGCGCTGACGTCGTTTCGAGGCTTGGGACCTCGATAGACGCCGTGCACGGTTTGTTGTTAAACTCGCTGGCAAACTTTGTGTCTGGTATCGGCATCGGTGTTTTCTTTGGCACTGTTTACGCCATAGCTCAGTACGTCCAACAAATGCAGGCGCTCAACAAGCAGCTGCTCGCCTACAAGAAGATTCTAGAGATGCGTGGCGAGCAAAGCATGGCTGAAAGCGTGAGCGTGCTTCGCGACCGTCTACTGGAACTGGCTAAAGCTAGCGGCGTGGCGGTGGAGGAAGTTGCCCGTCTGTTTGGCACTGTTGCCCGTAACGGCATGAGCACAGACGGGATGGAGCGTCTGCTCGCTGTCGTAGGCAGGTTAAACGAGGTGTTTGGTATACCGTTTGACGCTCTGCGCAAGGACATTGCCGAAACTCTGCTGCAGCACAGGCAGTACTTCCTCGGCCCTGACACCATCTCCAGGGTGCTGGAGTATGGTGGCCCTCAGGCTGATAAAGCCTTGAATGTGTTCAATGAGCTGCTAAAGATGACCAATAGCGCCGCTTTCTCGTTTGATGAGCTAGCCAAAGCGGTGCGCTACTACCTTGACACCGGTAAGCCGGTAAAGGACAGCTTCTACGAAATCGCTAAAGCCGTGGAGTATGGCGGTACCGTGGCTGAGGAAATGGCGCGAAAGCTTCACCAGATGGCGCAGGAAACCGTCGACTTTGGTCAGATACTCACCCGCGGGGATGAATACCAGGACAACCTTCAGCGGTTGCAGAAACAACTGGGCCTTACCATCTCTGCGCTTGGTCATGACATTATGGCCGGGTTCGGTATTGGTGAGGCGTCCACCTACATGACGACGCTGCAGGCCATGCTGACCGGCTTCCTGGCCTTGGTTAAAGGGATACAAGACCTTATTAACGCCGTCCTGAACCTCAAAGTGATTGGGCCGATGCTGCAGGTTGCCCTCGCTGTCTTGACCGGTACCGGCATCACGGTCTTGGTAGTCTCCATGTTCCGCTTGTTGGGCATCTTCGCTGCCCGTGTCATGGAGTCTGTAGTGGCCACCACGGCTATACTGCGCAGCGCTAACCTGACTACTGGCCTAGCCACGGCTACCAACCTCCTGGTGGCCTTGCGGGGCAATCTGGTCAAGTTCTTCACCTCGCTAGGCGCTGTAATAGCCACTGCCGGTGCCGGCGCTATGAATCTGCTGCGTACCGGTGGCTTAGCGGCGCTGGCTGGTGGAACCCTGGCCGCTGTACGTGGTGGCATAGGCGCCGCTTTGGCTGGTGGCGCGGCTCTACTCAGTGCTATCCCGGGCATCGGCTGGATGGCCCTGGGCGCCACGGCGTTGGTTGGTGCTGGGGTGTACATAGCTTCAAAGAACGCTCAGCGCCGTAAGGAAGAGATTAACAAGGTACTAGAGTCTTCTCAACAGACCATACCGGCCATTGGGCGGGCAGAGCAAAGCGGTAGCGTGATAAAGCTGTATACCCCAGATAACACCACAGGCACTCCGACTTACACCATTGACCTTGAAAAGCTTCGTAGTAAAGACGCTACGGATAAGCTGGTGGCCTACATGCTCGGGAGGCTTCAGGGAGCGGATAAGCTAGTTTACGAGCATGTTGTTAACTTGATGCGGGCTCTGGATATTAGGGACAAAACCTCGTTGGAGCAGTACCGTAAGCAGCTTTCCGACGAAATGATTAGGCTTGCCCAAGCCTACGCTAAAGCTGATGAGAAGGGCAAACAAGCTATTCAACAGCAGCTACTAAACCTGACCGTCATAGCTAAAGTTGTTAACGCTGCAGGCGACGCGTATGTTGAGGCTATTCAAAAAGCTTCTGGCGTGATGCAGCAAACAGAGACGCGCTCCGCTTTGGACGCGCAGTACCAGGCCAAGCTGAACGAATACGCGACGCAAATAGCCAAAATGACAGACCGCGAAAAGATTGAGTTTCAGAAGAAGATAGCCCTGGAAATTATCAAGGCAACTGCCGGCGATGTTCAAGGGAAGAGCTTGTTTGCTGTTGACATTGCGCAAACAGTACTCAGCCAGACGCTGGAAAACTTGCAGCGGGAACTTAGCGAAAGGCTGCTAAGCGCCGAGTCTCTTCCGACAGAAACTGCTAGAAATGCCGCTAAACGCGCAGCTTACTCCTGGTACATATCCCAGTTGCAAGCGGAAAAAAGCAAGTTGGTCTCGTTTTTCAGGAAAGCGGGACTTGACCCAAACCTCGGTACCAGACTCTACAATCTACTAGAAGTAAAGACCCGCGAAGCCCAAGCGCAGCTGGGGCAGGTAACTAGACAAATGCAAGACTTTCAACGCTCTCTCGCCGACGCGGGCTCTCAGGCGGAGCAGCAGTTGAATAACGTCATGAAGGAGGCTTTTTATGGCCCTACCAGCACGCCTAGCCTCACTGCTAAGCTACTGGCTACCGCCGAGAGCATTCTAAGGACCACCGCTAATGACGCTCCCGAAAAGGCCGCTGTCGTGGCTAGGCAGGTTAACGCCTATCTGGCAAAGAACCTCGCGGTGGCTCAGCAGTATGACCGCGAAGTGCAAACCATGCTTAACGAGTTTTCCATGGCCAAAAGGGTCTCCGACCCTGAAAAGCGGTTCCAAAACCTAAAGCTTGTGGTGCAGAAGTACTTGAGCTTGTATCCCAAGAAGCTCAGGGAAATGCCGGGACTCGCTTTGCAGATTGCCGACCAGTTGGAAACTGCTCTGTTCAAAGACGGCGGTATGCTGTCGGCTATCAACAGCCTGGCAGATTCTACCAGCAAGGAACTTAAAAACATAGCGGAGCGGGTGCAACAGAAAGACTACGGGCCTTTCGCCGACTTGGGAAGGGTGCTGGAGGGCTTGACCAAAGGTTTAGAAACACTGGCCAAGGTTAGCATTATGACCGCTGACTTTAAAGACTTAACTGCCAAGTACAACAAGCTCCTTGGCGACGTCAGGCTAACTCAAGTAAAAGACTTGGACAAGGCTATAGCTACCAGTAAGGCCACGCTAGAAGAATACAGGAAGCTTCTTCCCAAGCTGTCTGCTAAGGATAAAGAGTACATGGCTATGCTTGATGCCCACGTCAAGAACCTTACTGAAATCAAGAACCTGATGGTGGAACTGGCTAACATAGAAAATCGTCTTGCCAATACTGGCCTATCAAATGAGGAGCGGAAGAGATTTATTGCTGATAAAGTTAAGATTCAGGGTAGACTTGATACTTTACGCGCTGACGCTGAGAAGCGTGGTCAAGAGTTGGCAATTGCTAGCGCTCAACTTACGGATACGCTTACCGACTACGCTAGCAGCCTTAAAGATGCTATAGCTGCCCTACTCGGCTCTATAACCAGCACGCTCGACGACATCACCAAAAAGATTGAGGAACAGAGAAAACAGCTGGACAGGACAGTAAAAACCTACCTACAACGTGGGAAGCGCGTGTCTCCGGCAGAAGAGGTAGAGCAAGGCTTTAAGGAAATACTGGAGTTCTTTGAGGAGCGAAGGGACTTTGTGGAGCAGTTCAGGAAAGCTCTGAGCAACATAGAGGGCCTTTTGAACTCCGGTAAGATTGCGGAGCTTGAAAAGGTGCTGGACGCTTTAGTTAGCGGTAAAGCTCTACCCAAAAATGCTAGCGCTGAAATGAAGGAAATGTACGACGCTTTTAGGAAGTATTTCCCTGTGACCATTAACGGAAAGACTTACACGGCGAAGGACTTCTTAAACGACCTCAGGACTAGTAAAGACGCGGCGCTGAAGTTTATCAGCGATGTGAGGGCTGAGTTGGACGCCTTGGCTTCGGATGTTAACAGGGGTGAGCAGGCTGTTACCAGTCACTATCAGGCTTTGCGCAGAGCTGCCGAACTTCGTGAGAAAGTTCAGCACTTGGAAGAGTCCAAGAACAGACTCATTGAAATATTGGCCGCTACCGATTTCATTGATGTTTATCGCGGTCAGGTAGACGATATTCTCAACCAGGCAAAAAACCTGGAAGACCAGTTAAACGCTTTAAAAGCTGAATACCCGGAGCTTGAGACTAGTGACATAGAAAAATCCTTGAGCGAGATAAAGCAGATTATTGTCGAGTATTTCTCCATGGCTGTTGACGACGTGGTTAACCGTCTGCCTCAGCTGTCTGAAATACTCAACCCGACAGACGTCGATGTGTCGCAAATCACCAAAGCTCTGGACCTTTTGGACCAGCTGGACCAAGTATTGCGCACCACCGATGACCCTAAGACAGAAGCGAAGCTTAAGAAGCTGCGTGAACGCTTGGTAAACGACTTGGTGCAGCTGGCAAAGAGCGGCGGGGATTTCGTCTTGCGCCTCATAGAAACCGCTCTTGGCCCCGAGATGTTTGCCAAGCTACGGGCAGAGATAACCTTTAAAGAGTTTGGTGATAGACTGGCGGCTATTAACAAGCTCTTGGACTTCAAGGTTGAGTCTCTAGGTGACGTTTCAGAGGCTGACGAGAACATCCGGCGCGCTAGGGAAGAGATAGAAAAGCACAAGAAAGAGCTTGCGGCTATGCGCGAAAGCAAGTTGTATTACGAAGACCAACTTCTGACATACGAACAGAGCTTAGCTGATTTAGAGAATCGTATAGAGGCCATTAATAGGGACGTGCGTAACCGCGAGTATCAGCTTCTCCAGCAAATGGATGCTGAGCTTTTAAACAGCGCTAAGGAGGCTGTGGAGTCTGTCAACAAGCTAGCCAAAAAACTGCTGCTGGCGGGTGTCGACATCAACGAAATACTAAACCTGTACAGCGACGGTATAGAGGGCATTCTCAACCTTCCGTTTAGCACTTCCGAAGCTAAGGCTGAAGCCGCCAACATAGTGCAGAACCTGGTGGAAGGGCTTGTGTTCTTGCTGTCGGAGGGTATTCCCGAAGCCGTGGAGGCGCTAAAGGCTATATTTGGTGACCTAATGGAGTTTTTGGCGTCTATCGAGGGCTTTGGCAACGTGAAAAGCACTGACGTGCGTTTGCGCATTAGAAACGCAATCATCGCTAAGCTAGCTGACCGGGGGTTTGGGATTGACGAAACTCAGGCGGAGACTATAGCTAACGTCATCATTTCCAAGGCAACGGAAGATGTGGAGAATGCTTATGAAGAGGCTGCCAAAGCCCTCCGCGAGCTAGGCTTTGGCGACATCGTTCTAAGCATAAGGCAAGGAGACTTCTCCAAACTGCAAGAGTACGCCCCCAAGATAAACAAAGCCGGCGAGTTGCTGTCTAAACTGCTCAACCTGGCCGCTACCGCGGCTATGTTTGGGAAAGAGCTGGATGACAAGGTTAAAGACGAGTTCCTGCGCTTTGCGACTGAGAACATCAGCAGCATCGAAAACTTGCCCAGCATTCTGCAAGAGTTAGTTGACCAAGGAAAGCTGTCTGAACTCGCGGTAACCGACTGGTTGGAACAGCTTATTAACACGCTGCAGTTTGTTCGCGGCTTGCTGCTGGGCCTGGCCAAGACTTTAGAGCTTAGCGAGCAGCAAGTAGCCGCTCTGCAAACGCAGCTTCTTGACGCTGAGCGTAAACTCCAAGATGACCTCGTCAAGCGCAGAGCAGCTGCCTTGCACATGTACCTGCGTGGTGACCTCACTTCCGACGAGTTTAACCGCAGGCTACGCGGCAAGGAAGTCTTGCTTAGCGCTAAGTCCCTGACCGAGTTTGCTCAGCTTACCGACGGGCTAGTCCAGATGTTTACAAAGCTGGAGCGCACTCCTGGACTCAGCGAGGCCGCTAAGCGCTCCAGGCTGATTAGCCGTCTGTCGGCTGCGGCGCTACTTGACGACAAGTCCTTGGTGAAGCTGGTAGCGCCCGATATGTCTGAGAAAGAGCTACAGGACTTCTTTAACCGAGTCGACTATAAAGAGCGTTTAGAGGCGCTCCGCGCCGCCATCAAACGGGCTATCAACGACTTGCAGGAAGAGGCGGAAAGGGAGCTTGAGCAAATGATTGACGGGCTGGTAAACAGCCTGCGTGATGCTCTCGCTAACCTGTTCACCTCCATCTTCACCATTCCCGTTCAGATGCTCAGGGCTTGGCGGGAGCAGCAAAAGCAGTTGCAGGAGATGCGCTTTGAACTCCGCCTCGCCGCTTCTGACGTGGAGTACTGGCAGCAAAAGTATGACGAGGCGGTCAAGACCTACGGCGTACTGTCTGAAGAAGCCCGCAAGTACGCCGAGAAGGTGGCCGAGGCTAAGCGTGCCCACGAAGAGCTAAGCGAGCGTATCAAGGAAACAGAGAGAAACGCTAAGAGCCTGTTCTCCTACCTGCTCGACGCCATCGCGCAGTTCCTCGAAGCCCTGGCTCAGGCCGTCATGCAACAAGCCGCCTTCAGGGCCGCTACGTGGCTCATTGACACGGCCATGGGGGCCGCGTTTGGCGGTGGCGGTACAGTGTCCCCTGCTTCTACCGGCACCCTGGCTCCGCAAAGCGTGTCCGGCGGCGAAGCCAAGAGACTGTCTGCGCAGTCGGCTGGTGTCCAACCCCAAGGACAAACCGCGGCAGCGGCCAGCGTACCGACAGGTTCTGCCGTGGTTTCTGGTATAATAAACGTAGGCAGTGCAGTAGCTACACGCGCCCTAAGCGGAACTATCTCTTCGCTCGGTATAGCCAGTCCTATTGCTGGGCTACTGGCCGGTCTGGTGGTGAGTGTAGTCGCGAGTTGGATAGCCGACATCGTTGACCGCGCGTTTAACTCCAAGTACTACACCTTCGCTTACGGTACCAAGGGACGCTTCGACGATATGCCTTCGCCGGTACGTCTCCAGCAGCCTGTCAACGTCAACGTGCAAGTGCAGGCTGAACTGGACAAGAACAAGATTGCCAAGGAGACTACCGACCGGCTGGTTAAGGAGCTAATACACGCGGGAGTGTAAACCGGATGGCCTTGCGCCATCCGGTTTTTTCTTTCCGGGAGGTGCTATGCCTAGGAAGACGCCTATCTATGGCTTTAACCTGTTCTACCATGACGAAAGCGTAATCAGCGCCGAAGATGTTCGTCCTGGTAGCGCGTACACCGGTACGCTACAACCTGACCCTACCAACACCCTCAACTACAACTTCAAGCTCATGGAGGACTTGGTCCAGTCTATCCTCAACGGTAGACTGGCCTTTACCAGCATCTCTACCGTCCAAGACGTTATAGCCGGTAGGGATGTGGTGGTGGGACGGCAGCTGATTCTCAACCCCGAGTACGGTCTGGTACTCAACGCTGACCACAGGCCGTCTCCCCACGTCTTGCTGGACTTCGCGGATGCGCTGGTCTACGCTGGCGACGCGGATAACACGACGCTGACCGTTACCGCCGCTGGAAATAGCATCACGAACGGTACGCAAAAGAACCCGTTTAAGCCGGATAACAGCACGCTTACGCTTAGCGGTAACTCTGTCTACCCGGTAGTGTTTTTGGTGTCTTCCAGCGGTACGCTTATTGACACTAGCCTGTCGACTAAGGTCAGGCTTTACCTGTCCTTTGACAGGGTACCGCAAGGCATATCCGGTGTGCGGCTGGAAGCTAGCCAGGACGGTAGCACCTTCACCACGATTGGCTACTACACGCAAAACCTTGGAAACAGGTACCTGCTTCTTGGTCCCGCTACGCTGCCCGGCAACACCAAAGCGGTGCGGATAACGCTGGAGGGTACCAACTCCACGTCTACCAACTTCAAGGTCAGGCGGGTAGCCTTGCTGCACGAGGGTACCCCAGCGCTTGAGGGCTTCTATTTGCCCAGAGCCGGAGGCTCGGTGTATGGTAACGTGACGGTCAAAGGGAATATCACCGCTACCGGCACCCTGCAAGCGGCGACTATTCAGGGTTCGAACAGCAGTAACCTGCTTATCAACGCGCGAAACTACGGGTTAGAACTCCGCATTGACGAAGACGCGAACGGTACTGACACTTTTAGGATTACGCGTGGTTCTAGCGGTTCTACCACGCTTATGGTGGTACAAAGCGGTGGTAACGTAGGCATCGGCACCGCTTCGCCCACGCAGAGACTTGACGTGGCCGGAAACGTCAGCGCTACTCAGTTTATCTCCACCGCTAGTACCGGTACCGCCCCATTCCAGGTTAGCAGTACCACAAAAGTGGATAACTTAAACGCTGACCTGTTGGATGGGTATGATAGCAGCGACTTTACTCGTAAAGCGGAAAACGCGACGGTAACTGGCACATGGACATTTACCTCTGAAACCAGAATAGGGGGCGGTGTGTACATGGACAAAAAGACTGCTACTATTACTACCGCCCCTACGTGGCTTCGGATAGCACAGAGTAGTGATTATGCGGGCAACAACGCGGGGCTATTTGAAGTGCGCTGGGTACGGGCTGGTGTACATGGGCATTTGCTGTTTTCCGTAGGAGCTAACTACG